ATCTCCAAGGGTGATGGTCACCTTTACTCTGCGCTTCAGCCTCTTCAAGGCGTTATGATTGATTGTTGGAAATCACATCGTGCATCTTCTATGCGTGATGAAAATCTATTAGACAAAATCAATCGTATTTCTGAACGAGCGCGTGAGTTCTCCCACTGGTGTTCGGTGGATTATGAAGCTGCGACTGATCTCCTGAAAAGAGACGGCACGATTGCCGCCTTTTCTGGTTTTCAGGGACATCCCTTGGCGGCACTTGGTTTAGTGTCGTTGCAAGATGGTCGCGCACATTATCCCGAACTCGGAGTAAAAGGTGAGTTGGGCTATCGTGAAGCGGTGACAGTTGATATTATGGATGCTCAGTTGATGGGTCATCCTCTGTCCTTCCCGCTTTTGTGCATCATCAATCTTTCCGTCTATCGTCATGCCATTTCTCTGTGGCTTCGCTCTCGACGACGGAAGGGTGCAAAGCGATCCGATTTGCTTCGTTGGGGTCAGGTTATGAGGGCTAATGTTCTTGTGAATGGGGATGATATGGTCTTCAAGTGTTTTGAGGACTTTCTTCCCATATTTCGTATGACAGCCCTTTCGGCAGGTCTCAAAATATCTCAGGGAAAGAACTATCTTTCCGTCGATGTTGCGATGATCAATTCCCAATTCTATGTATCTGACTGTAAAGGCCAGATGCATAGAAGAGGTTATTTGAACCTTCGCATCATTCGGGGAAACAATATTAAAACCGGAGATTCTCGAGCTCTTCCGAACCATGTTGGTCCCGAGCTTAATCGGATGTGTGAGTATTATCCCCAATCGCGGTGCGCTCTGCCTTCCGCGTTTCGTCGTTGGAACTTTCATTTTTCTGGACATTTTGTTCCGAATTGGTTCCTTCCGACTCATCTTGGTGGATACGGGGTAGATCCGGCGCTGGCAAGTTGTAGTTCACGAATCACCAAAATCCAACGGATTGTTGCGGCACATTTCGTGAATGATCCCAGCCTCTGTCTGTTTCGCCGACCCGGTATTACTCATCACTCTGTTCGTTTTGTATCCTCTCTTATGGAATGGAAAATGCGCCCTGGAGCATACGTTGCGGATTGGAATGAAACTTCCGAAACCGCCGATTGGCTCGGACGCATCTGTTACGCGGCGCGTGCAAGTCACCCTTTTCAACTTCCTAAATCCTCGGAGCGCGATCGTCAAATCGCTTGTTTCCTCGGTGAAGCTGACAAGGTGATACTGATTCGACTGGCCCGGAAGTATCGTCTCAAACCCCTGAGTGATCAGGGAATTGAGAAGTACCGTTTTGTCCAGTTCTTCAGCTCGCTCTTGCCCCCGTGTCCAGACCTGGAGGAGATTCACGTTCCCGATTCATTTGACCGAGCTCGCGGTCATCTGCGCTTGATTGATATTTTTATGGGGTTTCGTTCTTTGAAGGTCCAAAACGGTGTTCCCATGTCCGATCATGAGGAACTTAATAGTTCCGTGCTAACCAAAATGCCGAGAGACTACACGGCACCCCCTCACGAGAGTACCTGCGACTGTTATGATTGTGGCATTCTTCATGGTTTATGTCCTGAAGACTGTTGCATGATTTCTGATCGGATGTGGGGGAATTGTGAGGATGAGAACGAGATGGATAGTCCCCCTATCGTTGCAGGGGTATCCCATACGCGCAATGACAAAGAATCGGAACAAAAATTCCGGACCTCAGTCCAAGGGGTCCTCGTTGCGAACCAAGACTGCCACGGTGGCCACGCTCAGGCGTCGTCTCCGTTCGGTCAGTCTTTCTAAAAACTCAAGCTCCAGCAAGGTTTCCACGGCAGCTCCTGTAGCCTTTTCCAACCTCAATACTTTTGGAAGGAGAGCTCAGACTCGTCGAATTCAGATGACCGAGTACATTGGACAGCTATCTGGTTCCACCAGTTTTGCTGTTCCAGACACCATCATCTTGAATCCGGGTCTTTCTGCCTGGTTTCCCTGGCTGTCGTCGCAAGCTTCTGATTGGCAGCAGTATCGTTTTCATTCATTGTCTGTTCATTTCATTACACAGACATCTACTTCAACGACCGGATCTGTTACACTCGTCCCGAGCTATAACCAGACTCAACCTGCTCCTCAGACTATTCTGCAAGCCATGAATTCTGCCGACTCGAAAGACAATGTCGCCTGGCAAAGTCTTCGTTGCGACCTTGAACCGTCACTCTTGTTTCCCATTGGCCCACGGAAGCTTTTACGCTCCGGAAACGTCATTGGTGATTTGAGTGTGTACGATGCAGGTCGTGTTTTCGTCTGCACTGACGGTCAACCTTCTACTGCCGTGATCGGGAAACTCGCATTGTCTTACGATGTTGAGTTCTTCGGTCCCCAATCCAGTACGTTGGCCGCCAATGCTTCGTCGGTCTACATTTCAACTTGGCTCTCCTCAGCTACCCTTACAGTTCCCGACTCGACGTACACTTCCTTAGTGTGGGGTACAAACTTGTACAATCCACTAAATGTGGCCGTTACCGCCGGGAATACTGTCTTTGCCCCACCAGCCGGTGCCTATCGTATCATGGTCTCTATGGGAGTCTTCAACTCCACAGCAGAGGCCTGGGTCGTCACTGCACGTCTGTTTTTCAATGGAGCAAGCACGAATTGGGGAGCTGAGTATGTCGATACCAAAATAGGAGGTACTACGAACGCTGTAATCTCGATGACGTTCTTCGCGATTATTCCTTTTAGTGGTTCCGACTATTTCGATGTTGCCATTTATTCCTCGGAGCAGAATACGACGCCATCCACGGTTAACATTCTGGGAACCGTGTTAACAATCGAAATTGCTTGAGTACTATCTTCCAGGGCGGGAGATGCATGCAGCTATTGCTATCGGAAATCGACAACAATGGGATGGACCTTACGAGACCTGCTTACGACAGTACAGGAAATATGGCTGAGCCATAGTCCGAGCGGTGCGTGACATCGGTTGCGCTTTGGGTGACGGCGAAAGTTTTCACCCTCAAGATCCTAGAACCGCTTCTTCTGGTCTGCTTCTTCAAGCGAAATTGCCTCTGAACAGAGAGACTTTTACAGAGATGTACGAAGTCTTTGGCGTGTACACCTCCTGGGTGACCAGGGTGCGATAAGATAGGTGGGAGGAGTATTAGTAAATTACTTCTATTATTTACTAATACATTCTCGACCCCCTACTATTCGCATGATCTTGATCGGATGCGCTGTTTGATCTTCCCTCATTAGCTTTTGTGAACGGGGAAGGCCTCTCTCTTCAGAGGACTTGGGGAATCAGGGCATGTAGAATTCGGGTGCCGGCTAACGGTGTTTTGGAGTAATCCAGAATAGATATGCCGGGGGAACCGTACTTGGAGTCGTTTG